TACGGGATCCGAGTGGTCCACAAAGGAGGTGAGAAATCATGACAAAATGGATGATCCAACCAGTTCGTAGGTGCTGCTCAGGTAGCATATTTTAGGTGGGGTCGAAAGGCCCCACGTTAAACTGAGAGAACAAAGATGGCTAAACTATTACGAGAATTTTATGAACTGTGCGAAGGCGGCGTCTGTCAGGACTTACTGACAGAGGCCGAGAAGACCTTTGTGCGCAATGGTGGTATGATGCTGACAGGTAAACTCCAAGAAGCAGATGTCCAGAACGGCAATGGCCGCGTATATCCTAGAGGAATCATGGAGCGAGAGGTCAAGCGATATGCACAGATTGTTGAAGATAACCGTGCACTGGGCGAGCTAGACCACCCCGATTCTTCCATCATCAACCTTGCCAATGTTTCCCACATGGTGACTGAGGTGTGGATGGATGGTGCCTCCGTAATGGGTAAGTGCAAGGTTCTCAATACTCCCTCTGGCCAAATCTTGCGCGCCTTAGTAGAATCTGGCGTGAAGATTGGTATCTCTTCGCGGGGGATGGGATCGGTGACCGAACAAATGGGCAAAACAATCGTAGAAGATGACTTCCAGTTGATTTGTTTTGATATTGTTTCCGAACCGTCAACCCCCAACGCCTTTATGGCCCTTTCTGAAAATAAGCTCATGAATGAGCAGGTTGTTAAAAACAATAAGCTTATTACGCTGATGAATGAAATATTAGAGGGTGCCGACGTAGGTGCCGGGATACGCAGAGGGATTTCTCAGAAGTCGAAGCTGGAAAAAATAGAAACACTAAAGGTACTAGCTAAGCAAAAAATAGAAGACGGAGACCCCGCAGAAGCGATAAAATTGTTAGACCAGGCTGAAAACCTGAGAACTCAACTTGAGCAGTAGAAATGAAAAAATCAGAATTTAAGAAAATAATCAAACCTATTGTGGCAGAATGCATAAAAGAATCGCTCCTGGAAGGAGGCCTTCTTTCTGGCATTATTGTGGAAGTGGTTAAGGGAATGTCGACCCCTCCTGCAGCGTTGCTAGAGACCACCCCAGCACCGGTGAAAGATCCATTAGCCGAGAGAATGCAAAGAAATGCTTTCAATCAGGCGCAGTCAGATAAACTCAAGGAACAAAAATCAAAACTAATGTCAGCCATAGGGTCCAGCGCATTCAACGGTGTAGACCTCTTTGAGGGAACCACCGCAGCTCCCAATCAAACATCGCCAAGTCAACAGGCTTCGCCACTTCACGGACAGCCCCCAGCCGACCCGGGAGTTGATATTTCTAATTTGTTTGGAGCTGTTGGTAACCATTGGAACGCTCATATGAATAATTCCAAAGAAAGAAAGTAGGTGATACGTGGCAACTAATACAAGCGTCACTCTTCGCAGAGGGGAAACATCAGAGAGGTTGATTCGAAGATTTATAAAGAAATGTAAAAGAGAGAGAATTGTTGAGACTTATCGGGCCCGTACGGATTATTATATAAAGCCCTCGGTTAGACGGAGACAGAAGCGCCAGAAAGCAATTCGAGAGCAACAAAAGCGACAAAGAACATCGGATAATAAATTGTTTAGATAAAACCGGTGTTAGGATGCTATTTATTAGACGGAGAGAAAGATTATGGCTTATACAGTAGGATTAGGAAATGCGGCTTCATACCAGGTGTCTGGGCGCCCATATGCGTCAGGAAGTATCGATGCTAGAACAGCGCAGCATATTAATTTTCCATCTGTGACTCGGTGGGTGCAGGTCCACAATAGTGGTTCACAGCCCTTGAGGGTAGGCTTCTCGGAAAGGGGAGTCTCTAACGATGCAAACACAACGAACAATTTTCTGGAAGTTCCTGGGGACAGCACAATTGGACCATTGGAACTTAAGCTAAGCCAGGTGTGGTTGTCTGGAGGGGTTGACGGCGGCACATCTGTTTGCGCCGGTTTGACATATATTCAAACCGACAATATTGACAACCCTGGTAAATCTCCTTCAGCCGGACATGTTAATTGGACCGGCTCAGCGGGCGTAGGCTAGGGAGCACCATGGGTGGGACTATGGTGGGAAATGAAGCATTGCACGTTGCTAGAGGGGCTTGCGTCGGCAGTTAAGAATGGTTTCCCGCCAGGGAGAGTAGTGTAATGGCTGATCCCAAAAATAAGTGGACGCAGCCGGCCGCTCCCCCGGCGCCGATGTTCTTTGGCAAAAAAGAACGCGACCTTGTAAAGCAGGTTAATGATGAGCTGGCCGAAAGAGTCGTCGGCCAACCTATTGCTTATTATCCAATAAGCATTGAAGAATCTAATTTTAACGACGTTTACGGAGAAGCCATTGAAAAGGTTTCGCTTCCTCCTGTGCGTGTATACGCTTATGTTGAGGTCGATAACGAGCAGACAAACGATCGATATGGTTATGAATATCGCTCATCTCTCACGGTTAATTTCAACCGGAAACGCTTAACAGAGGATCAGAATCTCTTTGTTCGTGTTGGTGACTTCATCCAATATGGAGAAGAGTTTTATGAGATTGTACGAACGTATAATGATACTCGGTATTACTTCGGCCAGGTAGAGCACAAATTTCAGGTCAGCGCTGAATGTATTACAGCACGCGCCGGCGATTTTAAAGTCATGCCCGCGATCTCTCGATCGGTTGATACGACCGTGCTCGAAGACGGTAGCGCTGCTCCAGCACCACGCCCAGCACCATACCCGCCACTAGAGGCCACTTATATTACGGTCACAGCAAATTCGAAGCTCCCCAACGAGAGAGTGTTGACGGCTGGAAGCGGTATTACGATTGACGACGCCGGCGCCGGGAATAGCATAACGATTGCATCTACCGCACAATCTGCCGCTGGCTCTGGCGCACAACTACAATTAAATGCGGGATCCGGAAACTTCGGCGCCTCCGCAAACCTGACTTTCTTATCGGGTAGTTCTCTTCTTCAGGTAACGGGCGCTGTTTCGGCCACAAGAGTTACGGCCTCTGCCATGAATATCACTCCTGTTTCGGGTGCGCTAGCGGGCGCGGGGAGTTATTTGGGGCTTGATGCAAATAATAACATTATTGTAACCTCGTCATCCGGCGGTGGCGGCGGCTCCGGGAGCGGTATCTTTACGGAGCTTAACGGATCGCAGGCGTACGTTACCAGTAGTTTAACCATTGGGGCGTCCAGCACACCCACATCCACTATGCACATTATTGGAGATGTGACGGCCTCTATCTCATTAAGTTCTTCTATTCTGCAATCCAGTTATCTTACAGCTTCATTTGCAACTATTTCCGGAAGCGCCACTTTCGGAGTTCTGCCGACCGATACAGTAACCATTAACGCTGAAACGATAACACTAACTAATGTGGCAGCCGGGACTGACAATACCGTTCTAGTATATGATGGCTCATCGATTGTGACAGATGAGATTGATAGCCGCGTTTGGGGCGCCACTCTTGTTGATGCTTCTGGCACTCCCGTAGACAATCAGATTGGCGTCTGGACTGATGCCAACACAATGGAGGGAACCACCGGGTTTACCTATGACGGAACTGTGGCTCTCGTTACTGGTTCTCTCACCGCTAGTGTGGCAATTTCGGCGTCGACTTATTACGGAGATGGCTCAAACTTAAGCGGTATCACCACAAGTCCAGCCGGCTCCAACACTCAAATTCAATACAACGATAGTGGCGCCTTTGCTGCGTCGTCTGCGTTTACGTTCGACGGCGCTACAGTAACTGGATCATTTAGTGGATCGCTGGCGGAACTCACGACAGTTTCCGCTTCCGCCCTGACGGTGGCAGGGAGTACATACCTCTCAGGGGGACTTCTTCATAAGCGCACCGCGATTGCCACAAGCTATACTGCGTCGGTAATGGATTACATTGTGGGGGTTACTGCCGCACCCACCTCCATCTTATTCGATGCCACTCAGTTTTCCGACGGCCAGGTTGTGGTTGTAAAAGATGAAAGCGGCGCAGCAAGCGCGAGCGATACAATCACCTTGGTGTCATCTGGATCTCAAACAATTGATGGAAGTACGACAGACGTAACTATTGAATCTCCTTACGGTTCTGTGCTTTTATATTCTAACGGCGTAAATTGGTTCATATATTAGGGGCTTTTTAGAAGCGACATACCTATATGTAATAGGAACGGATGTGGATACCTATATTTAATTTACTACTCCTCCGATGAGTGTTCGCGAACCAATTTATGTTTTTTCACCCGTTTTGTCATTTACAGGAGGAAATAAATAATGGCATATAAATTTCAAGTAGGGTCATCAAAACTTAGTGGCTCTATTACATTAACTAACGTGTTGTCGTCATCCGCGGCATTGTCGGCGTCCTATTTTTTCGGAAATGGTTCTGAACTTACAGGGATTACGGCGGATAGCTTTGAGGTCGATGATACAAACGCAAATACCGAGTTTAAGCTCGTAGGTGTTGAAAACACCGGTACTGGTGTTACGCTGGTTGCGATGGATGACGGGAACTTCCCGGCTTATAACGCCTCGACAGGTAAGCTTACTGTTAAGGGAGCCTTGGATATTGATGGTGCTACCACTATGGCTAGTATTTCTGGTTCAACAATCACAGCTGGCGATTACGTTTCTGGCTCGACACTGCAAGCAAGTCAACGCATTATCATTGGTAGTGCTGATATTACGGAATCCGAGCTTGAGCAAATTGATGGCATCACAGCCGGTACTGTTGCAGCTTCGAAAGCTGTTGTTGTGGACAGTTCCAAGGATATTGCTGGATTCGGTGCGATCAGTGGATCTTCCGTCATTGGTGCTAGCTATGTCTCTGCTTCGGCTTTGCGAGCGAGTGAACGAATTGTTATCGGCAGCGCTGATATTACGGAATCTGAGCTTGAGATGATTGACGGCATTACTGCCGGAACTATTGCGGCTGATAAAGCTGTTGTCGTTGACGACCACAAGGATGTTAGTAGCTTCCGCGACGTCACCGGTTCGGCTCTTAGGTTCGACGGCGGCGAAAGCAAGTTCCTTGCTGCTGATTTTGGTGGTGGTTATGGCTCTACCGGTGTTACAATTTCGGAGGCTGGTGTAATTCAAGCTGATGGCGCCCTTCAAATTGCTAGCACTGCTAACTTTGATGGCACAATGACATGCGATACAAGCATTACCATTGATTCAACCACGATTACTGCAGCAGAGATTGGCGTCCTTGACAGCGTAACTGCTGGTACTGCGGCCGCCTCTAAGGCTGTTGTTCTTAACTCGGCTGCTGATCTCACGACTGGTCTCCGCGATGTTACTGGTTCGGCTCTTAAGCTGAATGATCTGTTGTACACCAATCGATTGACTTGTTCAGCTGGCCTCTTGGCTAGTGAAAATGTTCAGGTGGCCGACAACATGGGCGTGGTGTTTCTTGGCGACGGTAGCCTCAACTTTAAGTCTGCTACAACTGGCAACTCTGGTCTAGCCTTAACTGATAATCTCGCCTCAGCGTTTTATGTTCATCAGGCTGGCACTAGCTACCTGAAGTTTGTTACTAGCAACGGGGAGGAAGGCGTTCAGGTGGAGAAGGATCTTGTGATCGGTAGCGGAGTGGCTACTGGTGACGAGCCTGTGCTAGAGCTGTATGGAGCGCAGTCTTTTGTGGGACAGTACACTGTTCAGAAAAATGTGGATTTGGGGGATATTATGTACTCTCATTATCTGATGAATGGTACTGGTTCTACCAAGCTTACTGTTACCCTGCCGGCAGCCGAAACTGGTTATGCTGCAACGTTCAAGCGACACCCGAGTATGACAGCTAGCTGTGGTATTGTTGGTAATGCTGGAGAGAATATCGATGGTTCGGCCAACGAATTGCTCTTGGAAACCGCCGGAGCATCAGTTACACTGGTCGCTTCTGGTTCTGCTTGGTATATCTACTAAGATAGTGTTATCAGCCCTTTGGCTGAGGTAAAAACTTTAAGGGTGGGTATCTTTCGGGATGCCCACCCTTTTTGTATCCGAGAGTCTACTTATTGTAAGATGGCATATTTGTTTGCAACAGGGTCTGTTCGTCGTGGTGATATCTATTATGAGGATGATTCACAGAGGAACACCTACATTGACTGGAGTGAAGACGCGGTCGCCTTTGTTTGTGGGGGCGTGGACGCCCTGGTTGTTTCGGGCTCAACGGGACTTAGCTCTTCGCTGAATATGTCAGCATCGGCCTTTTACGGTGACGGCTCCAACCTAGAGAACGTGACTGCCACAGCATCACCAGCCGGAAGCGACGGACAGATTCAGTATAACAACGGGGGCTCAACAGGAGGGAGCGCCCAGTTTTACTGGGACGATAGCAACAACAGAGTGGGCATCGGCACGAGCGCTCCGGGCAAAGATCTCGACATTGAAGGCGCAAATCAAGCGATTATTCAGCTTAATGCCACCAATTATCGATCGTACAACATCGGCTCCGATGGTTATGGTTTTATCATCCATGACCAGACGACAGGCGGCACCGACGGGTATCGTTTTGTAATTTCAGACCAGGCGGCCGCCTTAGGTTATGTGGGCATCGGCGCCGGCGCAAGTATTGCGGGAAGCAATCACCCGGACGCCCTTCTTCATCTTTCTTCGTCTGACGATCAGCAAATGCTCCGCGCCGACACGACCGACGGCACGACCGTGCTGTTTGCGACGGGCTCAAAGCGGGTTGGGATCGGCACCCATGATCCATCCTCGCGCCTCCATGTATATGGGAATGTTTCGAGTAACTATCTGACCTTAATCGATAATGATGCCTCATCCGCAGGGCACGCACTCAAAGTGACGACTGATGGGACCGGAGCGGGCACATACGTTTTAGATTTAGAGTCTCAATCAACTACGCTTTTCCGCGTGAGAGGGGACGGCCGCGTCGGTATTGGGAAAGTTACGTCACTTCCGTCTGCATGCTTAACTGTGTCGGGGAGCAACGGCGATGGAGACATTGCGGTGGGGAGCAAGATCCAGCACATTGGGGATTCCGACACTTATGTGGCATTCGAGAACGATGAGATTATTCTCTATGCAGGCGGCCGCGGCTTTATAAAATGCCAGGAAGATTCGACTGATAAGCTCATGCTCAACTATGGAGGGTTAGATATCGACCTTCAGGTGAAGGGCGAAAATGACGCCAATCTGATTCGCACAGACGCAGCGAATGACTTAGTGGGGATCGGTACGGCGACTCCTGAACACAAACTTCATGTGTCTGCATCCCAGGGCCTCGTCGCCGGCATGTTTGTGGGAGAAGTATTTGTCACTGGTTCAAGCGCTAGGCTTGTTGTGGAAGAGACTGATGGGAGTGATTATCGAGTTGTGATTGATCCTAATAATGGCCCTCTTATTCAGTTTGGTAGCGATACAGCCGACAACCATTACATGACTATCGGGGCATTCAGTTCTCTCAACAACATTGACACAGAGACTCGAGACTTTCACTTGTATGGAACAAATACTACGACCGGTTTTTATTTTGATGAGTCGCTGTCGAAGTTCGGCATCCTCACTAATTTGCCCTCCTCGACATTCACGGTTACGGGCTCCTTTGCCAAATCAATCGCCACGATCACCGGCACCAGCAACAACATTGGCACTACTCACTCTACTCTTTTGATGGACGCGACATCAGGTCACTGTGCTGCACAACTACCCGCTGTCGCCGGGACGGAGGGGCGCATTTATACATTTAAACGTATCGACAGCAACGACAGCAACGGCTGTAAAGTTAAAACGAATGGGAGCGAAACCATAGATGGTAGCTCTAACGATCGCGACATAGACACACAATATAATGTTCTCACGATACAGAGTGATGGCGCAGCGTGGTATATTATTAATGAAGTTCACTTCGGCGACGAAGGCGGTTAGTGGTATAAATCAGAACTATTAGTCATTTCCCCATCTTAAATACTATTTATTTGTGATAAGTTATCAGATTTGGAGTAATTCTATGTCTTCACTATTAGAAGAAGCGATTGTCGACGCTAAAGCCCTTAAGGAAGCTGCGCTTAAAAACGCGGAAAATGCTGTACTGGAGAAGTATGCTGTGGAAGTTAAGGGTGCTCTTGCAACCCTGTTAGAGCAGGATGAACTTGGGATTGGAATGGGCGACCTTGGGCTCGCAGAGGATGAAGCCGCGCCTGCAGATATTTCCTTTACCGACGATGTACCGTTTGCCTTTCAGAATGAAGAGCTGGATGCTCCGGGCGAAGACGAACTGATTGAGATTGACTTCGACGCCCTGAAGACGCGGATTGAAGAAGAGGAAGCAACTACCGACGCAGCCCCAGGCGCGGATGCCCTCACGGATGCTCCTGATCTAGCCGCCGATCTTTCTACACCGCCGGATCCCGAAGTGGCCCTAGAAGAGGGCAACGCAACGGTAGATACCGAGGACGAGATGATGAAAGATAACGCCGGAGAGGCCGAAGCTATTGCGGCAGGTGGCTCTGATCGCGAAGAGTTAGACGAGGAAATAGCTCTTAGCGAAGAGATGCTCGCGGATCTGATCGAAGAATTAGTGGTGGACATGACCCCGCGACCACAGGGATGGTCAGCCGAGGGTTCGGCTTACAATAGCGTGGAGCAGGCCAATAACGATGCCATGGCCGCCGCGCAGGACGCCCATCTGGAAGAAGAAGAAGAAACCGAGCAGGTCCACACCGCTCCGGATGTGGTGTCGGATGCGGAGCTTTTTGAAACTAAAGCGTCCGAACTTACAGAATCAAATAGAGAGCTACGTGCTCTCTTAATTGAGTCCAAATCTCAGCTCACAAGGCTGAATTTGGAAAACGCCAAGCTTGTTTATCAAAACAAGGCATTAAGCAGCGCCTCCTTGAATGAGCGACAAAAAGCACAAATTGTCGAAGCTGTTCAATCTGCCAATTCTGTTGAAGAAGCAAGTATGATTTTTGAAACAATTCAAAACGCAGTGGGGCCCACTCCTGATCAGAGAACACGGCCACAAACACTTCGTGAAGCGGTTCAAAGACCTACATCGCTTTTGATTAACTCTAAGAGAAACAACGAGGCTACAAAAGACCCAGCGATGGGTCGTATGCTGCGTTTAGCAGGTTTAACAAAACAATAACATATAGGAGGTTATACAAATGTCTATTGTACAAAAGTTAACCGAAGGTATCGTTAACCGTGACCTTGCGAAGGAAGGTTCTGCACTTATTTCTAAGTGGGAGCAGACCGGTCTTCTTGAGGGAATTTCGGATGATGGCCTTCGGAACGGTATGGCTCGACTGCTTGAGAACCAAGCAAAAGAGCTACTCCGTGAGTCGTCCAGCATGGCTGCTGGTGACGTCGAGGGTTTTGCAGCTGTTGCATTTCCCCTCGTTCGCCGAGTTTTCGGCAACCTGATCGCCAACGAACTCGTTAGCGTTCAGCCGATGAGTCTGCCAAGTGGTCTCATCTTCTTCCTCGATTTCACCTTCTCGGGTGATCGCGCTGGACAGGATGGCTCAGAAGCCCGTTTGGGTTATGTTGCTGATACATCGCTCTATGGTGGCGGCGTCGTTGGTGCGCAGATCACCGGTGGTGTTAACCTGTCGACGGGTAACAACCCGCAGGCTGGTCCTTATGCGCTGAACAACGGTTACTCATCGCCGACAGGTTCGGTGGGTGTTACGGCAACCGTCATTGCTTCTGGTACAGTTGGTACTGGACTTGCGGCCTCTTGGAGTGGTTCTCGTGCTGCTGAAGGCGATCGCCTCGTTCAGTGGGATCCGGATCTTTCCGGCTCGATGGTTGCTGTTGCAACAATTCCGAAGTCTACTTTCACTGCTTCTTCGGAGCTGTGGAATGCTGATGACTTTGTGGCCATTCAGCTGTCCTATGAAGGAGTTGATCCGGTTGCGGACGCGCTCAATAACAGCGCTGTTCAGGCCCGCCGCCTGACTCGCGAGGACTATAGCAACTCTGCTAACATTCTAGTGGTGGTCCAGGCTGACACAGTGGGAACTTTGCGCGGTAGCGACGTTGCCCGTCAGGCCCTGACCGACGATAGCGGTGGTAGCTGGGCACTTACTGCATCCTTCCCGATGAAGGATGATTTCCAGAATGTTGCTGGTGATCACGCCCTAGGTGCGATTGTCGGTGATAGCTCGCCTGGATGGGGACTTGAGGGTAATCCTCGTATCCCTGAGATCGACATCAAGGTCGACAGTGTGTCCGTCACAGCGGTCACCAAGAAGCTCAAGGCCAAGTGGACCCCGGAGTTAGGACAAGATCTTAACGCCTACCACAACCTTGACGCCGAGGTCGAGCTTACTCAGATTCTGTCTGAGCAGATCGCTCTCGAAATCGACCGCGAGATCCTTGAGGACCTTGTCCGCGGTGCCACTGCCGGTGTTTATCACTGGTCGCGAAGCCCTGGCAAGTTCGTCAACAAGACTACTGGTATTGATCAGTCCAATGTGAGTGCTCCGCCTGATTTCACGGGTAACGTGAGTGAATGGTATGAGACTCTCGTTGAGACCATCAACGACGTGTCGGCTCAGATCCACCGCAAGACTCTGCGTGGTGCGGCTAACTTCGTGGTGACATCACCTGAAGTTGCTAACATCCTTGAGTTCACGGCTGGTTTCCGTGCCAATGTGACGGCCGATAGTGACCGCGGCGACGCGGGTACTGTTAAGGTGGGTTCCCTTTCGAAGAAGTTCGACATTCTTGTCGATCCTTACTTCCCACGTAACTTGGTCCTTGTTGGCCGACGTGGAAGTAGCTTCCTTGAGAGCGGCTATGTGTATGCACCTTATGTGCCGCTGCAGACCACACCTACAATCTTCGGTGTTGAAGACTTCGTGCCCCGTAAGGGCGTGATGACCCGATACGCCAAGAAGATGGTCCGTCCGGATATGTATGGATTAGTCATCGTTGAAGACTTAATCTAATCATATTTGACGTAAGGTCAAAATAGTGAAAGCCCCGTCTCTTTTGAGGCGGGGCTTTCTATTTAGTAACAGAGCATCAGAGGTACATCAATGGCGATTCCAACTTTAAGTCCCGCATCTACTACAAATTCAAACGTTTTGCCCGTCACAGGCTCACCTGGAAACGTAGCTGCTACGTTGCCTTTTGGAGTTTATGCCGGGTCTATGCCTTTCCTTTCGGGCGCCTCAGACCAGGTAGCCTATACTTATAAGAAATTAGGAGGCGATGTCTTAGATATTGAATTGGCAGAAGGAAACGTATATTCGGCTTATGAGGAAGCGGTTCTTGAATACTCTTATTTATTAAACATTCATCAGAGCAAAAACTCATTATCGAATCTTCTTGGTGCACAAACTGCTTCTTTTGATCAAGATGGCCAGATTGCTAGTGGAGATAGTCTGGAGGGTGTGGACGTTAGTTTGCGTTATCCTCGATTTGATTATGGTTTTGCACGTCGTGTGTCTGAAAGGTCAATTACCGAGATAGGTCGTGGCGGAACTCTACCGATTTATTCGGGATCAATTGAGCGCGTTGCCAACCAGGCAACATATAACTTACAGACCATACTTTCAGCTTCGTCAGCAACAGATGCTAGTGCTTCTTATTATGGGCAGGTTCAAGATAAGCGTATTGTGGTCCGTAAAGTGTTTTTTAAGACACCGCGCGCCATGTGGAGATTTTACGGCTACTATGGTGGCTTCTCCGTAGTTGGAAATTTACGCACTTATGGCCAGTTTGCGGATGATTCAACATTTGAAATCGTTCCAGTGTGGCAAAACAAGCTGCAAGCTATGTCATACGAGGATGCGCTATGGACACGAATCTCACATTACTCTTATGAGATTAAAAACACAGAGTTAACACTATTCCCAACCCCAGATGCCAATAGTCCAACCAAATTTTGGGTACAATTTACTATTGAAAACCAGTATTCCCCCTGGGAAGAGGGGACAGATCAGCCCCGCTCTGGAATTGAAGGCATCAACAATATGAATAACCTTCCTTTCCAGAACATACCGTATGAAAAAATTAATGCGATTGGAAAGCAATGGATTCGTCGCTTTGCATTAGCCATAACTAAGGAAATGTTGGGCCAAGTTAGAGGGAAATTTGCTGTGGTTCCAATTCCCGGTGAATCTGTCACCCTTAATCATGCGGAATTGTTGGCTCAAGCGAAAGCCGAGCAGGATATGCTCCGCGACGAGTTGAAAACTACGCTTGATGAGCTTACCTATGCCGAAATGGCCGCTAAGGATTCAACTTTACAGGATTCCACGAAGCGCGTGCTTGAAAACGTGCCCGCTGGTATATATGTAGGGTAAATCATGGCACGCCGTACTGAAAAGCAGATAAAAAACCCGTCCACATACGATTATGTGGGCGATGACTCCGTTGCCGAGAAGCTCCAGGAAATTGAAATCATGCCTTCCACGCTAGAAACAATTGATGGGGCCATGATGCGCTTTATTGATGAAGAACTTAATCTTTATGCCACAACCAATTCTGGATTTAAGAAGACGCCGGTTATATGGGTCAGTGCAGAGCGTGCGTACCAGCTTAAGCATAATAAAGATTTGCGTGATACGGAGCAAACTTTGATATTGCCCCTCATAACGGTGAACCGCGCGTCAGTGACAAAAGACCCGTCTCGTAAAGGGAGTATTTTTGCTAATCTATACCCTGTTGCAGATCCTAAAGGCGGTACGATTACGATCGCCCGCGAACTAAATCAAAAAAAGACAGCAGAATTTCAAAATGCCTTCGCCGCGCGCAAATATGGCCCCGATAAGAACGTGTCATCGAAAATGGCAAACACGAATAAGCGTAACATGACGGTTCAACGAGCGGTATATGAAACAATCACGATACCCATTCCTACGTGGGTGATGGTGAATTATGAAATTACGCTGCGCACTGAGTACCAACAACAAATAAACGAGCTTGTCCAACCCTTTATAACCATTCCGGGTAATTCTCGTATGCCCAAGCGAATTAGTTTCGAAAATCACTACTATGAGCTTTTTATTGAAGGGGATATAGTTAATGGCTCCAACATGACAGAGATGGGAATGGAGCAACGAAATTTTGAACACACGATTAATATTGAAGTGTTGGGATACCTTATTGGACAGGGCGAAAACCAGGAACAGCCGAAGATTGTGAGACGAGAAAACGCAGTAGAGTTCAAGCTCTCCAGAGAAAAGGTAATCTTTGGAGACATACCGGAGAATATTAAGGATGGATTTTATAGAGAATAGTTACTATTGCGAACTGTCAATACTATTTAATAACGATATCCCAGGCTTAGGAGTTAAAAACGAATGTCAGTAAAAAATTATAGATTTGTCTCACCGGGAGTTTTCGTTAATGAAATCGATAACTCTCAGATCCCTGCCACCCCTGCGGGCATTGGTCCTGTCATTATTGGCCGCGCAGAAAAGGGTCCTGCGTTAAGACCCGTCACAGTAAATTCGTTTTCTGAATTTGTACAAGTTTTCGGCGCCCCTTCACCCGGCAACGCCAGTGGTGATATTTGGCGCCAGGGCGCTAATGTAACTGGGCCCAACTACGGTGCTTATGCGGCTCAAGCCTATCTGCGTAATAGTTCGCCGTTGACTTATGTTCGTTTGCTTGGTAATCAGGCTAGCAACGCCACCGCCGACGGTTATGCTGGGTGGGATGCTGACGGCAACACTGCCGATGCTGGAAAGGCATGGGGCATTTTCGTTGTTACCGGCGCAGCCCAGACTAGGGAGGCCTCTTCCTTGGCCGCCGCTCCAGGCGCCTGCGATGGTTATTTGGCAGCTGTTATTTATACGACTGAAGCAACCACCCAGGTTAGCATCAGTGGTTCTATCGCAGTTACCACCGAGACCGGCATTGAGCCCATCTCGATGCACTCGCTAGGCGATGAGACGACCCTCTTCGTCGGCCCGGGCCTTGTTGCACAAGATACCGGCGTGAAAGGTGAGTTTACATGCGTGATTTCCGATTCTAATTCAGACGCCACCGACCTGAAGACGGTCTTTAACTTTAACCGCAATAGCTCCAAGTATATTCGAAAAGTCTTTAATACGACGCCGCAACGAGTTAACTCGAATTTGGTTGATAGCGAACTTAACTACTTCTTGGGTGAAACATTTGATCGGTTTGTTAATTCCAACGTTCTTGAGGATGCTTTAAATGGCGAAACCTTTGCAGTGGCTCTTCCGCTTGGAAACGGCACCAATGATGGCGACGATTACAGGAGTGCTCTCCAGTCAGCTCAGTCACCGGCAATCATTGGTTGCGACGTCCTTGAGCGAGGAACAAGCACAAACGCCTATCGTTCGGATCAGATGCCTACCCTTTTCACTATTCACGCTCTTGATCAGGCAGGCGATTGGACAAACCGAAACCTCAAGGTTTCCATTCAGGATATCAAGCAGTCCACTAATGAATCGGATCCCTATGGTACTTTCACCGTCGTCGTCCGCGCACTTTCCGATAGCGACAACGTAGTTCAAGTGGTCGAACAGTTTAATGACTGCAATCTCAACCCCGATTCCTTAAATTATATCGCGCGCAAAGTTGGAGATCGTTATACTTCGTGGAGTACATCAGAGAGGCGTTACCAGCGCTTGGGCGACTATGATAATGTTTCAAGCTATATTCGTGTGGCCGTAAATGAAGATATTGCCGGCGAAAGCCCAAGCCTTCTTCCCTTTGGTTTCAAGGGCATCGTTAAGTATGATGATGAAGATGGCGCCTTAGCTATCAATGGTGTTGGCACCGGCGTTACAACCATCACACAAGGCAACTGGGTTGCCTCTAGTTCTGTTACACAGCGCGCCGCACTTGGTGATGCTTTGAATACTGCAGTCAACGCCATGTCCTTCCCCGCCAGACAGAAATATTCATCTGGCTCGATTCTGGTCGTCCGCGACGGCCTAGGGTCTGGATCTCTCTACGCCACTGCAGCTGAGGGTAGTGATATGGTTGCACTAACCGCTTCCCTTTATTATCCGAGCCCAGAGCTTCGAGTTAGTGCGAGTGCGGGCAATCTCAACAATCCTACAGATGCCTACTTTGGCTTCCAGACAACTCGAACTGCTGGCGGAACACGCTTCGATGGCTCTAACATCGACCTGTTACGCCCCCGCGGCGGCGCAGTTGCCAATATGTTTGGTGGCGTTAATTCCACGGCTAAGCTTAACACCTCTATGATCTTTACTTTGGATGATATTAAGCACACAACGGACTATGGTGCTACGTGGGTCTCTGGTTCTCACACAGCCGGAACCTCCCTGACCTGTGTCAGTGGTGCCATTTCGGGTGTATTGGATCTGGGTTATGATCGTTTTACAGTGCCGCTTTATGGTGGTTTCGATGGTCTGGATATCAAGGAACTTGATCCTTTCAACAGTAGTAACAATAACCTACCGTCGACTGCAACAGATACCAATAGTTATGTGTTTAATTCAATCCGGCAGGCCATTGATTCGATTGCTGATCCGGAAGTGGTTGAAATGAATCTTGCATCGGTCCCCGGCTTGCGCCACGAGGGCCTGACCACAAATCTGATCGACGTTTGCGAAGATCGTGCTGACGCTCTGGCTGTCATTGATATCCCCGGCGGCTATCGTCCGCGAACCGAAGGCAAAACCTCTGCACGCAACAACACAGCTTCTGAGGTTAAGCAGGTTATTAACTCTCTACGCGATCGAGCACTTAACACCTCGTATGGTTGTTGTTTCTTCCCGTGGGTGAGAGCACGTGACACGATCAACGGATCAAATGTCTGGCTGCCGCCCTCTGTTGCAGCTATCGGTACTTTCTCTAGCTCGCAGCGCAAGACTCAGGTTTGGTTCGCCCCGGCCGGCTTCAACCGCGGCGGTCTGACCGAGGGTGCAGCAGGAATTCCGGTTGTAGATGTGGCTCATCAACTGCGCCGCAAGGATCGCGACGATCTCTATGCTGCTAACATTAACCCGATCGCCAAGTTCCCGGCAGAAGGTATTGTGATCTTCGGTCAGAAGACTCTGCAGGTTACTCCGTCGGCCCTCGACCGAATTAACGTGCGACGTCTCATGATTTTCGTGAAGAAGCGTATTTCGCAGGTTGCGAGTCGTCTTCTCTTCGATCCGAATGTGGAGACTACTTGGAAGCGATTTATTTCGCTGGTGCAGCCCATTCTGGCTGATATTAAGACGAACTTCGGTTTATCTGATTACAAGCTTGTGCTGGATAACACCACGACAACGCCTGATTTGGTTGACAGGAACATCATGTACGCCAAGATTTACTTGAAGCCAACTCGCGCTATTGAATATATCGCTATCGATTTCAATATTACGCGGACGGGGGCGTCATTTGACGACTAATTAAAAAGATGTTTTTAAAAAACGGACTATTTAATTTAGAACTTTATAGGAGAACCTAAACGATGCCATTCTGGACTAGCGCTTTATCTGAGCCAAAACGCGCCCATAGATTTATTTTGGAGATGCCTGGCTTAACTTCTCCGTCTGGAGATGAAGCCTTTACGTATCAGAAGTATTTGGCCCGCTCAGTTACAAAGCCTGCTTACACTGTGGGAACTGCGACCCATAAGTTCTTGGGAAACACCTACTATTATCCTGGTTCTGTGGAGTGGAATGAGATCTCTGCTGAGATTGTCAACGCCATCAACCCGGATGGCAACGCTCTCCTTATGAATGCGCTTTTCTCAATGGGATATCTTCCGCCGAATCTGCAGGAAGAAGTTGTTTTGGCCAATCAGGCACCAGGCACTGTTAATAAGTTGGACGCCACTCGCGACGCCCTAGGCATCGTTACTATTGAAGAGCTTAATGGTGAAGGTGGCGTCGTGGGAACATGGCAGCTCGTGAATGGTTGGATAACCAGCGCTACTTTCGGTGATTTAAATTACGAGAATGATACTGAACTTCTTAACATTACCGTCGGAATGCGCTATGATTATGCTATATACACCCCCGGTATGACTGCTATCGAAGCTGCTTCTGGCGCGTAGTAATTTTCTGGGCGTGCAAGAAAGAAGGTAATTAATGGCTCGAAGAAGAAATTCAGAGCGCCTCGGAGCCCCAACACCCCAAGACACAATGTCCCCGGCTCCGATGGGCGCAGAAACTCCCAATAGCGTCTTTTCGTTTGTAACCCCCACCGAATTTGTCGATTTGCCAAGCGGTGGAAGATTCTATCCGAAGGAGCACCCACTGCATGGAGTAGATGTGGTGGAAATTCGCCACATGACCGCGAAGGAAGAAGATATTTTAACTTCCGAATCTTTGCTCAAAAAGGGCCTGGCCATTGACCGGCTACTACAATCGGTTGTTATTGATAAAACCATCCAGATTGATAGTCTCTTAGTCGGTGACAAGAATGCTCTTTTGATGGCGTCTCGTATTACTGGGTTTGGGTCCTTATATGAGACAACTGTTAAGTGTCCCGTGTGTCGGGAGACTAATGAGTTGGTTTTTAATCTCGAAGAGCTTGGCACCCGCGATGGTTCCGAGTTGCCGGAGGGAGTCACAGTTGATGACGATGGACATTTTTCATTTACATTGCCTCAGACGGGCGCCGAACTGAAGGTCAGGCTTTTGACCTCCCGAGATGAGCGCAACCTAACCCAAGCAGCCGAAAAGAAGAAACGCATGAAGATGCCCGACTCTCGCAGCACTGATTTGCTGAAAGCTGTCGTTGTCTCGGTGAGTGGTCATACTGATCCCGCCGCCCTATCTCAGTTCGTGGAAATGATGCCCTTGCAAGATGTAAAGCATCTTCGGACCACCTATGAACAAATTAAACCAGATTTAGATATTGCCTATCCTTTTGACTGTGAACACTGCTCTCATGAAGGTGAGGTACAGATGCCATTAACGGCACAGTTTTTTTGGCCTAACACCTAAATATCAAGAAAGTGTTTACGAGGAATTCTTCGTTCTTAAGCACTATGGGGGGTGGTCTTTCGTGGAAGCATATAATCTGCCCATTCCCCTACGCGGTTGGTTTGTTCAGCGACTAATTAAAGAGTATAAAGATCAGAATGAACAGCTTGAAAGAGCGCGTGCGAAGAAGTAGGCGCGCTTTTTGGTTCAGGACTAATTATAATTGAGGGAATCCGCATGGGCGATATAGTTAAAGATACACTTTATCTCAACAATTTAGATGGCAAGCTGTCAGAAAGAGTATATACCAAGTTTGCTGGTCAGGTGCGAAATGCATTGTTGGATCTGTATATCGCCGGCATGCCTGTCCCTCTCAAACTTATAGGTACCTCTTCTCAAATCGATTCGTTTATGAAATCTCTTAAAAGAGAAAAAAAGTATATGGATGCCTATATTAAATATGGCTTGAACGATGATCGCACTCTTAGTTCCCGTCATGACTTGATGCGGGCAGTTGCCTCGTTTGAAAAAGAAACGGGATTGCGCTGGCCCTTTACCAATTAGGGTGAATGAACGGTGGCCACTGAAGAAGAAAAAAGACTAGCAGCTGTAAAGAGACTTCAAGAAGCACTAGAAGACCTGTCGGACCAGGCCAGTAAAACAACGGCTGATTTAGAGGCAGTACTGGCAGCTAAGTCTACTGGAGTGGTTGATTCGCTCAAGGCCGTTACAAAGGCGCTCCAGACGCAGACGGCAGCCTATAGAGCTGGCGAAGAGAACCTAAAAAAACTAGCAAAAGCCGAACAAGAAGCGGACGATGCAAGACGTCAGGCCACCACCGCCGCCGACTACGCCGCTGCCCAGGCGCACCTCAACGACATCATCGCGGAGCGAACCAAGGCCACCGCCGAGCAAGCTAAAATTCAAGCCGAACTTGAGAAGGTCATAGGCAAGAACACGAAAGCCCAGGAAATATATGCGAAGGTTCAAGCTAAACTTGCCAATCAGCAAACGATTACCAACGAACAGTGGGCCGAGGCCGCAACGCTTCTTGAAAAATATGAAGAAAAAATGGGGATGGGTTCCGCCATGGCGGACTCCCTTCAGGATTCTTTTCTTGGGCTATCCGGGGGCCTAGGCAAGGTTGCAGCTCTTGTCGAGGGTGGCCCTGCAGCGATCGATGGCTTTGTTTCTGGTTTTGTGGGGATGGAGAATATCGTCAGCTTAACCTCCGGCGCAATGCTCAAACTCGTTGAGGTTTCCTTCGATTTTGCTTTAGAGCAGGACAAGGTATTCTCAGAGTTCAGAAAATCGACAGGCGCCGGCCGTGAATTCGACGGAGTTATGAAAGATATCGAGGCCAGCGGCCGTATTGCAGGTGTTACACTGGAAGAAGCAGCCCAAGCGGTGGGATCGCTCAAGAATACTTTCACCGATTTTACGTACTTTAGTAACGAAACACGAAAAGAGATCGGAAAGACAGTTACCATTCTTGCAGAGATGGGCTTCACGGCAGAAACACAGTCTCAAATCCTCCAGACTGCAACCCAATCTTTAGGAATGAGCATCGAAGGCGCCCAAGGATTCCTTTTGGATTTACACAACACTGCTACAAGCCTGGGCATAGATGTTGAGAAGCTCGGCCAAGAGTTTGAGAAAAACCGAGATATCTTGGCGCGCTATGGTGGTAATGCCACTGAAGTCTTTAAAGAAATGGCGGTTCAAGCTAAGGCTGTCGGGATGGAGGTTAGTCAACTTTTAGGCCTCGTTGATCAATTCAAAACTTTTGATGGCGCCGCAGAGGCTGTTGGTCGCCTGAACGCTATTATGGGCGGTCCAATGTTGAATGCTATGGATCTCCTCAATGCGTCCTATGAAGACCCCGCAGCCGGCGTTCAAATGATTAAGGATGCCTTCGATGAAGCTGGAAATTCGGTGGAGGCCTTATCCGGGCAGGAACTCATGGTTTGGGCCGATGCTCTTGGGATGTCGGCTGCAGACGCAGCAAATCTTCTTGGCAAGAGCAACGAAGAACTGCAAATACAGCAAATGGAAATGGAAGAAGCAGCCCAAAAAGCCCAGGAGATGCAGAGCATTACAGACCAACTTTCAAACGCGTTCAAACAACTGTATTTGGATGCCGAGCCTTTCTTGACTAATGTATTAATTCCAATGGTGACTGGATTTGCTGATTTTATGCAGTGGGTCGGGGAGGGCATTCGTAGTCTCGGAACCTTTGGTTCCACTGCGATTTTTGTTGGAACAGCGTTGGCTGGCATAGCCATGCTTATCCCGGGTCTGCAGGGACTCTCGCTCGGCGCGTTAGCTATCCTCGGTTCGGCGATCGTCGGCACTAGTGTTGGCGTCGGCGCCATGGCCAGCGCCGGCGCTAATGAAGCCTCGGACGCCCCAGCAGAAGATCTTAGTGGCTTTAGTTCTATGGCTAAAGGTGGTCGCATTTTTGGCTCGATGATTCCGCGGCCACTTAAGAGGTTTTCTAATGGCGGCATGGTGTTGGAAACTTCCGCTGGGTCACCCTCCGTTCCTATCCGCATGAACGAAGCCAACCGTAAAGAGCTGGCCATCGTTCCAACAGGAACGATGATCGCAAATGCCGACGACACCAAAAATGTTATTCAGTCCAATGAGGCTGTTCTTAATGAGCTACAAGGACTTAGACGAGATCTCGCCGAAGCCGCCAAAAACAAGGGAAGTGAAAAAATGCAGCTTGTACTAGATAATGGAAGAGAGTTTGCCGCCACCGTTGTCAAGGATGGTTTGCGCAGCGGAAGAGCAGTCTCGCCATTTGGAGGAGGTAGATACTAATGGCCCGAGATCCACTAGGTGATGCCGTAAGAGCCCAAAGAGCAGCACGTATTGCGCGCCAGCAGGGCGACCCAGTGCGCAATCCCCAGCTGCAGCAGCCTGGTAGTATCGACCCGGGTATGCTCAATGAGCCTTTCTTTCAAATTCATATTACTCACATTCCCACTGGGCAAAAAGTTAAATTTGATGGCTGGGTAACTGAGTTTTCTGATTCGTATACACAGCGGTGGAACGAAACGCAGGTATATGGGCGCATGGACCCCTTGTCAACATATCAAGGCACAACGCGACAAATTTCCCTAGGGTTTGATATAGTTAGCGATTCGCTTGCATCTGCTGAAGATAATATGAAAAATATAGCGAGGTTCTTAAAATTTCAATATCCGGTATATCAATCAACCGGGCTGCAGCACAGCAATGTATTGAAGGGCGCCCCCCTTATGGCGTTTAAATGGACCAACCTTATTTCAAGTCCCAATAACGTGGACAATAAACTTATTGGCTATATTAACGGAGGCATCAATTACGCCCCGGACATGAATGAGGGAGGATTTTTGCTTGATCAAATAATAGAACATGCTCCCAACCCTGCGGACACCAAGAGAGCAATCCGTAATTATATCCCCAAGCAGGTATCTTTGAATTTTACTTTCACCGTATTACACACTCACCTTCCCGGCTGGTCTAACCCAACTCTTCAATCCCTCACAGACCAATTTAGCGACGAACTAAAGGAGGCTTTGGGCGACGAAGGCCTCTCCAATGTGCAAAAAGCCACTTATATTTTTGGAGGCGATTTCACGAATAATGATCGCTTCCCCAACATATATACCGATGCGCCCGTGTCGGAGGATGTGGCTCAAGCCCGTGCAACCGCTGCAGAACGCGCTGCAGAGACAGCAGAAGGGTTACAGCAAGCTGACGACCTCTTCAACTCCGAGACAGCCCAAGATGGGGAGGTGACATTTGGTAGTACAGAAGGTGCTGCGAGAAGGGACGCAATCGAGGGACAAATTCGAGAAAGACAACAGGCCATCGACGAACGCCAAGCTGCATTGAGCACGAGAGTTACCGACCGCCTTCGACAACGATCTGTGGCCGGAAGTCACCGGCGAAGAGACTACGGCGCCGGCGCAGATGCCCTTCGCGAACTCTTCGGAGAATGAAATAACCTATGCCAAGCCGATATAATGATAGAGCAGTTTTTCGCAATGAGCACGAGAGTTACGAAAGTATTCTTGAAGAGCGCGGCACCTCGTTTATCCGACAGTACGGCACTGCTCGTATGAGTTATCCTACATTTGACGAAATGGCCTCCTTTTCTTCAGCTCAACACACGTGGAAGGTGGGGGACAAATTCTATAAACTTGCAATCAAGTATTATGACGATCCTCAGTATTGGTGGGTAATCGCCCTCTATAACAAGGCTCCCACTGAGTCATCTTTTCAGGTAGGAGACTTGGTAGACATTCCGATGCCGCTAGAGAGGGTATTGCGCACGTTGCAAGGGGGTTAACAGAAGTGGCTGAAGAAGTAAGTGAATTCGTTGCACCTTGGGTTGAGCGCGGTTGGAGGGATCTTGAAGCAAAATATCAAGCGGCGATTCGAATAGAGAAAGCATATGAGTATTTCATAGAGAATTATGATGATCTCTATTTGGAGCGGATAAAAGAAGCGACAAAGGACATTGAGGGTGCATCCGGAGGAGCCATTCAAAGCAAAGAGCAGGCGAAGGCTGCCCTTGGTCCTGTCACTGCTGAGGGCGGAAGTAATTGGCTGGCGGCCCAAACTCATTGGCGCAAGTTTGGTTTGGTCACGGGGTTCAATATGCAATCGCAGAAGGATTCGGTTTTGACCGACACGGCATCCGCGACGAAGTGGGAAGAATGGTGGGCGCAATTCTCAGAAGCTACTGCAGATAGAGTCGCCACCATGGACGAAGCCAGAGCCCTTATTGCTGATCCTGTGTATATCACGAGCGTCCCCGGCGCTCCGGAACCCACGCCAGATTCAGCGGAAGACTATGGCTCCTCGGACAGCCCCATGGATGCCGCCGCTCTTGAGGCCGTGAGAGCGCGCGGCAGGGCAGACGGGATCACAATCACCGAAAGATCAAGTCAAGCCGCACAGTATGTAGCTAACCTGGGTGCTAACCCGGTAAAGGCGTTTTGGAAATTCAATGAGGCTGCCCGCCAGCGCGCCGGGGAATACTCTTACGTCTCAAGCGCTTTGAAAATTAATTTAGATGACTCCGACCCCGGCCCTCTATTCGATGATTACAAAATCAAAATAGAGAATTTTGCTACCGCGACTGATGCATATCGGGACGGCACAAAGGGCCATTTTATATCCCCTCAGTTTCTATTTTATGCTCAGGGCGCCTCTGGCCTGACGGACAAAGCGTCGAAGTTGCTCCTCGTGAGACAGCAGCTGACGAACGACGCCGAGTCCGCAGCCACCAACCCCGACAGGAACCCTACAAAATATTTGGAGGTTAATGTAGCCAAATGGGGCGTGAGCGATTCCGTGCCCGGGCAGTGGAACCAATGGTATGACCCGGACGAAGATGTCTGGTTCAATGCCCCCCCCGCCGCCGACGAGGGCGGCTCCGACGATTCCTGGTCGCACCTGGAGGGCGCCCCCCCCACCAACTGCATAGTGTGGCCTACACTGCCCATAGCGAAGAATGAGCATGCCTCCACCTGGGTAGGAATTTATGATGAATTCCAAGAAGGCTCGGGCCCTGTTGCGGACTTTGATGCGCTGCAGGTGGCTGACTACACTAGTCGCCACGCAGGCTTGACCGAAGACGAAAAAGAGGATTGGCTCCGCGAGGGGATTGAGAGCATCCTAGATTTCTTCGGCGCCGGCGCCACGACACACCCTTCTTCGCGAACCGATCTGCAAACCCTGGGTGTAAGAGAGACGGGCCAGAATATTAGCTTGATGGGACTTAAGCGAGAAGCTAAGGAGAAAATCTTAAGGTTTAGGCATTTGAAGCCCTTTGATTTTCAGTGCTTTTTGGTGGAAAATATTGCACAATTAGCAGACTATCAGGATAGACACGCCATCTATAATAATTTGCTTCGTCTAGAGAACGGAGCCAAGCCAGGGAGTACTATTTCGGTGTTGAATGCCAAAGGTCGACAGGGATCTGTAGAAAAACTTATGAATCTTACACCGGCTGTATACGCTCTCCTCACGCCGTATATCCGAATATATCGGGTATGGTATGACAAAGAGAATGGTACGATACCGGTCTCCCAAGACGAAATGCCCCTCCCCAATTACGTTCCGAAGGATGATATTGACCGTTTGCTTGGCAAAGGCGGCGGCCGATACCGAGGTTGGGGACTTCAGTCCTATAATTGGAGTCTGGAAGGTCTTCAGCCGGCTGCCGTGGATAATAATATCAGGGCCAATCTCACGTTTTACTTCCAAAGCCTCCAAGATTTTTTCCAGGGCTCCCGCGCAGCCGGCGGAGCCACCCCAAAGCCTATTGATTTGCTTATTTCGCCCCCTACACTTGCTTCGATACGACCGGCAACAGTTCCAACACAAGCTATTGATGAAGCCAGCAAGGGATGTGGCGACGCAGTAAGTGCTATCTCCTCGCGAGCTTATGACGGGCAGTATTTTCGTATCAAGGTGGTTGCTGGCTGGTCTACTCCCCCTAACTTCGATGAACTTACCCCTGAGATGGATCCCGCCCAGCGCCGACAATTAAGTAGTGCTCTCGCCTCGACCCGAACTTCGCTTTATTTACAACAAACTCGACATCATCTTAACTTTAATGAGGACGGTTCTTTAACTTTGTCTATTGATTACGTTGCTTCATTGGCCGGAATGCTAACGTCCAATCGAGTGGATATCTTGGGAGCAAATACAAGAGAAACGCAAGCCGAACTGGCCGCGATCGAGGAGCAAATAAGACAAGCTAGGGCCGGCCGAGCGGAGTTGCCCAGCGACGAGAGCGAAGCTAGCGCTGAACAGCGCCAGGAAATTGACGCCTTCGATGAGCAATTAAAAAAATATATAACTCGTAAAAAAGAAATTTTAAATCTCGATAGAACCAAAAAGTATAAGCGCTTCTTGGCACGTCTTTACGGAAGAGATGCCACCTCCAACGAAGCCATAAAGGGGGAAGGCCCCAAGATATATTCACTTGAAGTGGATCCTATGGAATTGTTTATGCCTCCCTTGCATTCAATGGGGTTAGAGGAAAGGCAGAAGGTGGCCAGGCGCAGGATGTCGACCAATGCGACTGACCGCGGCTACAAAGTGGGTCAGCCAACAGGAGTAAACACTAGTGGCAATCTTGACCTTCTCGCCACGCTAGATGACGACGACGAGAGCACAAGCACCGAAGCAAAATTAAAACAGCAATGGGAAGATAACCTGGCCGGCAACGATGCCATCTATATTCCCTATTTTTATTTAGGTGATCTAATAGATTCAGTCATCCAGAATAATCCAGATTTAAGTGGAGATGAAAGAAAGTTTTTAATGTTTTTATCTGGCGTCGAAATAACAGATCCGCTGATATACTATCAAATAGCCAACATCTCAGCAGTTCTGTGTGCCGATGAGGTTAGCGAAGTAGAAATAATATCAAAATTGCGAACTGCTGGATTTCTTCTTGACCTGCCAGAAGATGCAAAGTCTGCAATGCGAAAGGTTATCAACATAGGAAGCATTCCTATTTCTTTGGATCAATTTAGTATTTGGTATAAAGATAAGGTGGTTAAGCCGATGCGCCCGGATTATTATCTTATGCACTTTATCAAGGATATTTGCGCCGAGTTGATCTCTGATTCTTTGCGGACTGGGTGTTTTGAGACTAATTCTGTTAATGAAATTAGATTTGATACGTCTCCGATACACTTTCACAACAAAACCGCCGAAGGAGGAATTATCGTGCGCCCCGGCAAAAACCAGGGCCTCGTGAGATCGACCGACCTCGCGAGCTACATGGGGAACATCAACGAATATAATGACATTCCCACCGATGTAAAAAACATGGATCAGAAACGAACGTGCGACGTAACACAGGGTCTCGTATTGTATAGCACTGACGCCAAGCCCGGAAAACGTTATGGCAGAAAGAGCTACCAGTCAGATCTCGCAGACGGTATTTATCACAATTATATTGGTTCGCCCGTGGGCCTTGTTAAAAAAATCAATTTTGAACGCATGGATCAGCCCTACTTACGTGAGGCAAAAATTCAAAAATTTGGTGAACTGGGTGCTCAACAACTGCGGGAGTTGTATACCGTTAATATTGAGATGGTGGGTAACAATTTATACAAGAACGGTCAGTACTTCTTTGTAGATCCCACCTTGGTGGGAGGCACTGCTGACATGGCGCGCTTGCTTGGAATTGGGGGGTATTTTATGGCTTCTTCAGTCTCCCACACGATAGGGCCGCAGGGGTATACAGTTACAGTGCAGGGTCTCCAGCAGGGCCTTGAGTTTAGTGATTCCCCTACCGTTGTTGGTGCCTCTTTTGGAGCCGGCGGCGATCCACCCATAGACGACTCAGATAGCGTGACCGCTCGCAGGGAGGCAGAAGAAGAAGCCACCCAGCGCCTCCTTGAGAGATATGGAGAAGAGGAAGAGCGCCTGCACGAAGCCGACCGAGCCGCGGCAGCCGCTCGCGAAGAACGGAGACTGCAACAGCTAGAGAGGGAACGCCGCCAGCCGGGCACGGATGCTGCTGATTATACGGGCTATGGAGGAGCCTAAAAGATGGCCAAAGACAGATTTGATTATAAACCTGATGATATCTTGAATCCGCGAGGACAAAATGGGATGAGTGCGCGCGCAGCCTTTTACCAACGGTCGCTCTATCAGCAAAAGGTCTATCCTCCCGATTTCCCTTCTCCTCTTGATACGTGGTACAACAAGTTAATATATGGCCGCGTCGATCAATTTCAGAATTCTGTCGTGCCCGGGCTGGGAAACTTCAAGACGATTCCAAGTGCCGCAATGCCAAACATGCGCGCTCTCAATGTGGTGGTGGATATTTTTGAGAAATTTGTGGCTCATATGGCCAAGGCTGTGCTGGTCAGTGCCGTTGACCCTCGCGGGAATTCCAATTTATTGAACATTAAAGCCCACCGTGCTTATGAATCACCCAATGCGTCGTATGCACAGCATGTGCAGCGGCTTTACAATGCTTACCTGGACAGGATGTCACATCGCGAGAGGAAGGGGATCCGTGATTTTGGGACGTTTCTGCAGTTCTACAGGCACTACCTATTGGACACGGCATCCCACGTTCCCATAACAAAGACCAATTATCTTTTGACTTCTAATTGCAATATATTCAATAGCGGAGTGTGCATCGCAGTTGCGAATAAAGACGCGGGGAGTGACTTTGTTAAAAATCAAGAATTTCTTACCGACCCCAACTTTGAATTTTATCGTAAGTGTGCAAAGAAATTTGGATTCATGATAGACAAGAACATTCCCTGGGTTCTTACAGCAGATATGTTTACCACCGCCTTTGAACAGGCTGCTTTGACGCGTTACACAGCTGGTGGGACCCATATCTCTCGGGAAAACTTCTTTGACGTCTTTTATGATAAAACTTATTTAACAGATTTTGACGATCTTAAATATATGTTCATCAACTCATATATTGGCCTTGTTAATCGTGAGCCTTTCTATGAAGATGATACCAGGGGACTCCGAGACCGCGGCCTCCCCGCCGCCGGAGTGGGGAGGATTGCCTCCGACTGCGCTGTCGTTTCGCGACCTCGTACCCCCCTTGTTGAAGAGACTCCTGCGTTGCTTCCTACCATAACGGATCCCGCCTCCGCGGAACACACTGGCGCCTTTCCTGCCCAAGAAGGCGGCGCCATGCAAGTGATCGCCCCTCAGGATGTGCGCGCAACCCTTGGTGGCGCGGATGTCTTAACAGATCGCTTTTTGATAGATTTTTATGTTGACCTGCGGCAGGCAGAAGTGGGGGGTGTCCTTGCTCCCCATCGAGTTAAGACTCTAAAAACCCAATGTTATGAAATATATACACTTCGCCCCAATCCAGCCATAACGCCCTTGCAAAATGTCGCTGCATATGTTAATACTATTTATAGAAACTACATTTATGATATCGGCGCCGTGGCTCTTCAGGAAGAAAATGCAAAAGTCCTTGACAATCGCGTCACAGGTGATAGAATTCTAGTAGAGAATGGTACAAACCGCCAGCTATACTAGGAGTTGCATTGTTATTTCAAGTTCTTGATAATAAGAGAGATTGTGTTGGATATTACGCCCAGAATGCAATTCATGCCGTCCGCGAGATTCCACTAGAAGGAAGCACCTGGGACTACTCTACTCATTTGCGAGGAAACCAGTATGAAATTGCGCGGATTTACAGCCACGGAGCGACGATTACAGACGTTTGCCCCGAGGATATGAAGGAAGACTGGGAGAAGATCAAAAAGACGCTTAAATCGTGTCTCAAGGCCTTTAATACATCCGCATTAAATATGGACGAAAACTGTTTCTATGATCTAGTGCCGGAATATTTCCTATATCAATATCTTGAAGCAAAGAATAAGATAACTAAGCACGTGCTTGACACGCACGAACGACCAGAGAACTATCAGCATACCCATAATCTTGTGGAAATGGTGACAGACATTCGCGGGAGACATCTCAACGTGGATCTCGCGCCAATTAAGCACCTCCTGAGTTCGGTGAAGGGACAGAATTTTCGTCGCACTGTGCAAACGGTACGCCACACTTGTGATTACAACCCATGGGGCACCGTAACTGGTCGCCTCGCCGCAAACCCTAAGAGCTTCCCGATTTTAACGATGGGCAAAGAGTTTCGTTCCTGCATCAAGCCGAATAATGACTGGCTTCTGGAGTTGGATTTTAATGCTGCGGAGCTGCGGGTTCTGCTGGCACTTTCAGGCCAAGAACAGCCTCAAAACGATATTCATGACTGGAATGTAAAGAACGTTTTCGGGGGCTCGGTGAGTCGTGAAGAGGCCAAGGTTAAGACTTTTGCATGGCTGTATTCTAGTAAGGAAAACAAGGACTTAGAGCGCCTCTATACCAAGGATTTCGTGCGAAATAAGTATTGGGATGGCTTTAAAATTAAGACGGATTATGGTAGAATAATAGAGAACGTAGACGAGCACCATGCACTCAATTACATCGTTCAAAGCACCACAATTGACATGGTGCACGAGCAGGCTTACAAAGTCTACGAGCTTTTGAAAGGGAGAAAAAGCCACATCGCATTTCTTATTCACGACGCTGTGTATATTGACCTCGCTGAAGAGGATCGGTACGAAATTCTAAATTTGCTTGACACGTTCAAGAAAACGCGTTATGATATGTTCAAAGTCAACGTCTCCGTCGGGAGAAACCTTGGCGAGCTGAAGGAGTTGAAGCTATGAAAAAGAAGAAGTTATATCACAAGCTTGTTCGCGATAGAATCCCTGATATTATATTTGACGCAGGAAAAGACTTCCGCGCGCGCCAAGTTAGCGGGGATGATTTGTTGCGGCTAGCCCTGAAGAAGTTGCATGAGGAGGTTCAGGAGTTTGTCGAGCATCCGTGCCCCGAGGAAGCCGCGGATATCATGGAGATTTTAGAGTTTGTTTGCCGACGCGAGGGAATACAGCAGCACACCATAGACGCTGCCCGGGCATCGAAGTATGTCACCCGCGGCGGCTTTGAAATGGGCTATCTTCTGGAGTGGGTTGAGGAATGAAAGTTATAGGTTTGGGAAAGGCGGGCTGTAATATCGCCAAAGCTTTCTCTAAATTCCCACAATACGAGACGTTTGGAATTGATACTTCCAAGGATGCGGACATCACCATAAAGAAAAGGAATACCCACGAAGAGTATGATGCCTCCTTCCCAGATCTGAAAAGAAAGCTCAAGTTTAAAAACGAAGAAATATTACTGATCTCTTGCGGCGCAGGATCTGTGTCAGGGGGGACCCTTAGGTTGCTGCAGCAGTTAAGCAGCAATAGCATTCGAGTAATATACATTCAGCCCGACCTCTCTCTGATGAGTGAGACCCAGAAGGCGCAGGAACGAATTGTGAAGAATGTACTTCAGGAGTATGCACGGTCAGGTCTCCTTGACAGAATATATTTAATTGATAATCTTTTTATCGAACGAAGTATTGGGGATGTTTCAATCGTTGGGTATTATGATACTCTCAATCAAGCAATTGTTAACACCATTCACATGATTAATGTTTTCGAAAATTCCGAACCAGTGATTGGTAATTTTATTACCCCCCATGAGATCGCCCGCATTACGACCGTGGGCATCGTTACATTAGACGATGACAATGAAAAAGAAAATTGGTTTTACAACTTGACACAGCCACGCGATGTGGTATACTATTATGGTATTGGAAAGGAAGACTTGAAAAACGACGGCACCTTGTTTAGACGTATCAATAATTTTGTGAAATCTAAGATTTCCGAAGGACTGAACGTTTCGTATGGCGTTTTCGAAACAAGTTATGAACAAAAATATTGCTATTGCATTAAACACTCATCTATGGTACAATCATATGGTGAACTACTAGACGATCAGGATATTAGCTGATCGTACTTTAACCCAACTTAAGGAGATAAAAATGGGTATCAATTTAGACAAGATGCGAGAGAAGCTCGCGTCACTACGCGGAGACGGAAACTCCTCAAATGACACTTTCTGGCGCCCCGAGGATGGGGACCAAGATATTCGGATCGTCCCCACCCCGGATGGCGATCCCTTCAAGGAGATGTGGTTTCACTACAACCTTGAGAAGGGCGGCTTCCTATGTCCCAAGCGCAACTACGGCGACGAGTGTCCCGTATGTGAGTTCGCCTCACAGCTATGGCGCGAAGGCGTTGATAACAACGACGAGCATAGTAAGAAGACCGCGAAGTCTCTCTTCGTGCGACAGCGCTTCTTCAGTCCCGTGATGGTTCGCGGCGAGGAAGAGAAGGGTGTGCGTGTATGGGGTTATGGCAAGACTGCCTATGAGAACCTCCTGACGCTCGTGCTCAACCCGGAGTATGGTGATATCACCGACACCGAGACTGGCACGGATCTCACGATGACCTATGGAAAGCCTCCGGGCGCTTCCTTCCCTCAGACGAAGCTGGTGCCTCGACGCCGATCCTCCTCCCTTTGTGAGGACATGACACCGGAGAGGTGCTCCGAGCTTCTTGATAGCATTCCAGATTTTTCTGGTCTATTCGAGCGAAAGACGACTGCCGATGTGCAGACGATTCTGGATACGTTTGTTAACTCTCAGGTTGATGACCCTGAGACTGTTAGCAGCGAGACCACGAAGTATGGCAACCAGGCCGACGGCGAAGCTAACGCTGTTGATGCCGCTTTCGCAGAGCTTGGCGCTCTTTAATTATCCCCCCCACGGGGAGGCACAGGGTTATCAGGTGCCTCAAAAAGAAAGGAAGAGTTATGACTACTGATACAAACCGTCTAGAAGAGCTGATTACGCTTCTTGAGGAAACTCGCGAAGACCATGATAAGTTTTTCAATAATGGAAACAATGCCGCCGGAACGCGAGTTCGTAAGGCAATGCAAGAAGTGAAGACGCTAGCACAGGAACTCCGTGTTGAGGTTCAAGAAGCTAAAAACGCGGGTTAAACTCTGACAGCCGCAGGGAGGCCCGGGGATACAGGGGTCTCAACTTATTATAGAAAGGGAATAAAATATGGGAACTATTGTTGATACACTTCGGAATCTTGATATTGGTCCTGAAGAATATGTTTATTTAAATTACGAAGATCGAGCTGATGTTTGGCATATTTCAGATGACTATATTGATACCGCTTTGGGCGAAACAGATACTGCGCTTGTTCTAGCTCGCAGCCTCGCAACTCCGGGAGTTACCGTCCTATCGCGCTACGATGAGGACATTCTTGAAACCATGCGTGATGAGGGGATGCTTGAGGATTATGACAGAGAAGGATGGTTTGAGGACTATCTGTGCGAAAAGATTTTGGAGGAGGCATATAATTATGATTTGCTGACAATTTCCACCGAACGTCATGACCATAAGCGCGGTACTTGTGAAGTCGCGGCAAACATTAAGGTCGTTGCTGGAGAGCTATATGAACTCGGTGCAGCTGCAGATTCGTTTGTTAGTGGATTTGACGTCGTTGTATCCACTAAGCACGGAAACCTTACTCTTAGTTAATGAAAACACTGGACCTACACGGTATAAAACACGAAGGGGTAGTTCAACACATATACAGCTTTGTATATAACAATGAACTCCCCGTTCGTATTATTACAGGAAAATCTGAAATAATGCGTAAAATAGTGATTGACACCGTCAGTCTTTTAGGGTATTATACTCATCGTGAACGGTTGGTCAACGAAGGTTGTCTAGTCGTTACGGAACAAGAATTCGTAATCTAGAAAGGATATATAATGATTGCACGAACTAACCCAATGAGCCTTATGGCATTGCTGGTCCTGATTTTGGGGCTAGGCGCCATTACATTTACGAGCTGCACCGACCTTGCAGCGGACGACGACGACTCAGCTGCGGATGATGATGACTCCGCAGGAGACGACGACGATTCAGCGGAGTAGGCTATGTGGACGGCGGTAGCTCTGGTAATAATAGGATTTTATATACTGGAGCTACGTCGCCAGATACAAGAAACCCGCGAACATGTGGCAATGCTCCACAAAGATGTAAGAGACGAAATTTACGAAAGATACGGAGAGAGATTCGATGGCAAAAAGTAAGTCAAAAGCAGGCAAGATTTCAATTGATGGTCTG